CTTCTCTGTCTTCACCAGACCTACACGGTCAAGCAGTTCTTTAGCGGCAGACATCTTATCGCGAAGACCCAATTCGGTTGGGTCAAACAAAGCACCAGTCATAGCCATTGCAGCCTTTGGTGCATTACGTGCCATATACATTTGTGTGGCTTCTAGGATTTCTTCTTTCAATCCACGGACAATAGCGCTGGTACTGGAAGTCTCAGAATAACCTGCCATCTTTTTTGCTAATACCATATCACCGCCAGCTTCTTCAAAGAGTACTTCAAGAAACTTTTGTTGCCTCTCGTTTAATTGCCTAGCCATTTGTTCTCATCCTCTGTATAAGGCCACATTACATTTCACCTGTGTGCATAGCATGTGCTAATTTCGTTGCCCTTGATTTTACCTGATTTGCCCACCTGCTGTCAAGCATTTCTTTTGCTGCGACATCAAATTTATTTTCATGGACTGCCGCCCACATATTTTTAAACTTGCACAGGCGTGGTACACCCATGTTAAATGCCATGTCTACCAATATAAGCTGACGCACAGAGTCTAGCCTGTCTACGCAAGGGTGCGCACGTAACAGTTCTTCTTCGACTATCTGCACGTCATTCTCTGCTAGTGCCATAGCATCAGCTTCGGTAATACCATATTCATATATATGGTCAATAGTAGGAATGTCTAGTTCGTCTAGTTCTTCCTTGCTAATGCCACGGTCTTCTAGGTTCCGTCCGATACCTATTGTGTCAATACCCAAGGTATCTTTATATACCTGTAGGCGCAAACCTTCATGCACAATAAGTTTTTCAATTAGTTTGCTCTTGTCGTATTTCATTTCTCATGCCCCATCCAAACGGCAAACGCACCAGTCATTGCACCAGTTACAACGCTAACCAATGCGGACTGTTGTGTTGTAGGGTCTGGTAACGTCATAAACCACTCCACAACCCGCCAAGCGGATATTGACATCATAATCATCATCAAGCGGGGTAGTAGCTTCCACGCCAGAACTCGTTCCATTACCAGTGTCATTATTCTTCCTCGCTTGATTTTCTGTAGTTTGTTGATGGGCTGCCCACATAACCATTATTTCTTTCCAAAGAATTTTGTAGCGCTACGTACCCCAAAAGAAGCCGCAACGATAACTCCCAAGGAATATTGATACCATTCAGGCATTGCTTCCAGTTGGGCGAATCCATTCTTTACTACTTCTTCCATACCTGGAATGAACGCAAGAATGAGAGGAATGCTGAACAGTATCGTAAGCCACTCGTCTTTCCACGAGTTAGCCGACCCTTTAGCCATTTCCAAATCCCAATCAATCTCGCCAGTTGCCTTTTTTTCCATGATGACAGCTTCCGCTTTAGCTTTCGCCACTTTGGTAGCAGTCTCTGCTTTAGACTTTTCAACTTTTCCATTGATCCAAGTTCCTGCCAGTTCAGCGACTGGTCCTATTAGCAAATTGAGCATAACGATCCTCTATAATGTATTTGAGATATTCCAGTCTGTCTTCCCAATCTGGCATCTCTTCACGTAACAACTTTATGTTACGATCCTCTGCGAAATCTTGCAGTCTTCTTTGCAATTGATTTTGGCTGTCGTACAAATTGTTTTCCTGCACGTGTACCTTCCCTTTTTGCTTTTGTTGTTGCTGCATACTCTGCTGGGCTTAATGCTTTAATGGCTTTCTCAGGCAAATACCTCTCGCCTGTTTTACCAGATGGTTCACCTGACTTAGTACGCCATTTCTGCTTTGTCCATCTTTTTAGGCTTCGTTGTGACTTTGCAAGTGCCATTACACCATTCCCCTACGTACCATTCCCCAATAGACAAGACCACCTAATATACCCACTGCTATCATACTAGATAGTATTATTACAACAATCTCTACAAACTTCTGCCTACGTTCACGTTGGCGATACAAAGTTTCCTGCCTTTGTTTTCTTATATCGGCTTCCATACGAATGAGTTCATCCCATTTGGACTGACCCATCGTATACTGTATCCACGTCTTTAATTCTTCTCTTTGCTTTTCTGCTTTAGTCTTTGCAGCAAAGGCTTCCATAGCCTCTTGTTCGACAGACGAACCTGCAAACAGTTTTTTAAATATTGGTGGGTTCTTTGCTTCCTTCTCTGCCTGTTCCAAATCAGACAGTGCGCCCATCCAGCGTCCTAAGTCAGACGCCATCTGTTCTATGTCACGGCCTACTTGAAAGCCTTGTTTAATAGTATTGAACGCTGCAGATGCGGTCGCCATCGCAGTAATCGGGTCCATTTAGTATATCCTTACGTTGTCGGGGTTAACGTATTTGGGTACACAGTAAGCTGTCACCCGGTCTTTTGGGTCTACAAGATTACGGTACTGGTAGTTACCGTATCTCTTTGATAATTCTTTTGCAAAGAAGTTGCACCGTTCTATGTTCCAAAAGTACATATCGTTGCTAACGGGTTGCCTAAACTCTCCTGTACCTAGAAACACAAGAAGCAGGAATACGTGTTCCATATCATTTGTAACCACCACCTGCTGCCTTGTATTCACGTGCCAGCATCTGTGCCTTACGTGCTGACCACTGACCTGGTTTACCACCTTTGCTGCCAGCTTTAATCTTTTCAAATAATCTTTTTCTCAATGCTGGCTTAGTGTAGTTGCCAGCTTCATTAACTCTACTCTTGCTCTTCTTTTTAGTGACCTTCGATTTGCTAGTTTTTCTAACGCTGCCACCTTTCTTGTATTCTTTTTGTTCCTTCTCCACGCCGCTAATCGTGCCTCTTTGTGCTGCCCCGTAGAAAACTCTCTCACCTTTTTTCTCCCCATATTGCTTGGTCATAGCAGATTTAATCTTTTTTCCTTTAGGTGTAAGCGGCATCTCCTTTAACTCCGTTGAGGCAGATATGATTCTTTAAGTTTTACAGTAACAGTTACAGCATTGCCTACACTGGCAAGGCCACGCAATTTGTCACCCTTAAACAACCACAATGGGTCATCGTTAATCTGAAGCAGTGAATTACCTAGCAATTCAACATTTTCAGCAAGGGTATAGTATGTAGCACTTTGGTTATCATACCAATCTAAACTGAATGTCACGTTAGACGAACTAGCATTATTAATGTAGATATTATCTACCTCTGCTTCATAGTTAGATGGCACAGTATAAATATCTGCATTGCTTGTGGTCAGTTCAAGTCCAACGGTGCGGTTCTTTGTTTCCATATTAGTTCTCTATGTAAAGAATGTCCATTGAAGCAGCTACACGTAAGTCTGCATTTGAACTAGTGGCTACAGCGCGAAACTCAATGTCTGTCTTTTCTGAAATAGGTTCAGGCGTAATGTAGTTCTGATGAAATGCTGCCTGAAACAAATCAAACTTATTTTTAACACGGAACACGCCATTCTCTTCTCGTGTAAGATAGCGCAACGTAGCGACCTTGTTGTTCTGTTCTGTAAATGCAGTAGCGTCTAGTGCTAGTAGATATGCCGTATATCCAGCAGGTACAGTCCACACTGTCATCAAAGTTTGATTTTCACCGTTGGTAATCTGTGCATAAGTAGTGCCACCATTGGCTACAGTTACGTTATCAGTAGGAGCAGTAGACCCCGCTATGAAACAGCGATTAACCCGCAGGAATGTTTGGGTTGTTGTAGCCGTACCACTACCAGCCAGTGTGACAGTCTCGTTGACTTCATTATAATCAGCATCCAGACCACCTACATTTACCTGCACACCATTATCCGTAGCACCTGCACCGCTAGTCACTGTCATAGCCACAGCACTGGATGGGTAAGTGTATATACCACCACCATCCCAAATGGTTTCTTCCACGTCTTGAATTTCAGGATTGTGACCAAACTTGAATATGCGTTTGTGACCATTTACAAGACCACGGGATACCTGTACAAAGTAGGGGTAGTAACCAACACCCCCACCCATTCCAATCAATTGTGGGTAGCTTGTTATACTCATTGTCTATCCAAAATATGCTTTAGGCTTGTTCCGCTTATTCACATTTTTCTTGTGAACACCCGGACGCCTAATGCGCTTCTTCTTCATAAAACTATTGGCGTATTGC